GACCTAGTTCTTGCTTCTGGACGTCAGCCGCAAAGTGAGTCAAGTTTAGGTTCTGAGTAACGCTCTCTTCCTTGACGAGTCCAGCAACATGCGTCATGGCCAAGGTGTGAGTAACGGTCACTGGAATCGGTCCTGTGACGATTACTTCGTGAGACATTCTCAAGTTGTGTTCGAGTGGACTAAAGTTGACATACTCGACTACGTGAGAAATGCCCAGCTCGGCTTCAAGAAAGTTGATTGTGCCCGAGAACTCGACCGTGTGTCCGATGCCCAAGTCATGTAGCAAGTTTTGAGTTTCGCCAATGACGATATCGAAAAGGACCGTGTGCCCCATCGGAAGGACTTGCGCAACAATCCCCTCAGCACCTGTGAACGATTGCAAGTTCAAGGAGTGGCTGAGCGTAATGTTGAACGGATCGCTTAGACCTGCGACCATAGTCGATCCGAGCAGGCTCGAATCGCTTGTTCCTAGTTTTGAGGTAAGGGCCATGTTTTACTCTTCGAGCCATGCGAGAAGGTGACACTGCTGGTTGGCGACAACGGTGCTGCTGCCCCAGAATACTTCGTCGGGAGCAGTGGTAAAGGTGGTTGCTTTAGCTTCAGAATGAATTTCGAACCAGTTGTACCCATTTGCAGAGCAGTAGAATATCAGGTCGGTGTCGTCATTCTCAATCTTGAACCACCAGTCTGTCCGGTCGCCAGTCTGAGGTGCTTGTGCAAGCTGGGAGTTAAAGGTTCCCCAGTCGGTGCTGTAGTTAATGTCGTATTGGTTTGCGTCCGAGTAGTGGAACTCATGATAGACAAGTTTTGAAGTGGCACTCTCCCGGAACCCAAAGAAGATTCCGTTCTGATTGGCCGCGTTCTCTCCGACGCCCAACATCGCACGGATGGTTACGCTGTACGGAGCTGTGGGGGCCGACTTGTATTGACCCCGAATGTTAGTCACACCAGTCTGCGGAGTTATCGTAATGCTTCCTCCGGTGTCATCCGTAACCGTTGAGGTGCCTTGGTTTCCCCAGGTGAAGTCCGACGCTGTCAGCACGTTGCCATCAATGTCGAGGATACGGTGAGGGGGTCGGCTGAAAGCGTACGGGTCGTAGAAGTCCATGATGAACCTGTCCAACGCCCCTTGAGTGACAGAGACCGGGGCCTCAGTACCAGTCAAGTGTGCGGACGCAGTAGTCCCCTCAGCTCCTCGGATCACAGTCAATGTGTTCCCAGTCCGCCCGGTGACGATCATGATCTCTTCCTGGACGACGAGTCGGAAGTCACCTTCGGTAGGCAGACCTGTAGCGTCGACAACGGCCATGGTAGTGGCCACGTCAGTCACTCCGCCGTTTAGGGTCAGAGTGATGTCGTTTACAAATCGTTCGTATCTTACCATTTATTTGAATCCTATCGCGATTGCTTTTGTCAGCACGTCAGCCGTGGTAAAGTCGAGAGTCATACCATCGTCAGTGAACTCAACGAAGTCAGCTTCCCAAAGTGTCCCGGCAGTAGGTGTCGGGACCTTTAGAGCTTTCTCGATGAATAGACTTTGGCATTCTGTTGTGGAGACGTTATCAGCAGCGATGCACGATGAACAAGTTTGTGCGTCGGCGTTGATGAAGCTGATACAGATACCTGTATCGTGGCTTGCATCAGTGTTCAAAGCCGTGCTGTAAACAGAGGCCATGATGACGAACCGAGGCTTGAAGCCAAAGCTGTATGTCTGCTCACCGGTGCTCGCGGGCCAGTCCAAGTTGATGACAGATGCGTCAGTAGCTTTATCAAGCTTGAGAGCGAGTGCGGTGCTGTTGATCGTGTAGCCATTGATTCCTCGGTTTGTCCACGTGTACCCGTCCGCTCCCCACGCTGTGACCTCTTGACCTTGGAGTGTTGAGGGTCCGGCGTAGAGGCCTAGTGACCAAGCGTCTGACGTGTATGCTACCATGTTAGTGGTAGCTAGGCCGTTGTCAATAAGGAAGTTCACAGAAGCTTGGTTGCCGTCTCGCACAGCGAAGCCAATGCCTAACGGAGCGTCGCCTGCGAAGGTGAACCCGCCTATCGCTACAGTCGACCCACTCAAGGTGATGAGGACGTCGGGAGCAAAACCGACACCAGTAAGAGCGGACGCAGTGTCTATCACTGCTTGTGTGGGCGTCCACTCGTGAGCATAAGTTTGGTGCCGACTTCCTCCAAGGAAGGCGATTGCCCCTTGGGTCTCTCCGGTCGTGAAGTGTCGGCTCCAAATCAGTCTCAAGTCGCCGCCGACGTTGGAGGCGTCGCAACGGGCCAAAGTATTGTCGTTATCCTGCAGGTACATGAGCGTACGTCTGTCTCGGCCCCGCCTTGCATCTTCCGTCCCCAGACCGTCTTGCGACAACATGGCGGCGCTATATTCGACGCCTGTCAAATCGGTGAAACCTATGCCGACTTGGGCGTTCGGAGTGATAGTGCCGGCTACCTCGCCATCCCCCTGTGCGTGCATAAGAAAAGCTGCCGCCGGGTTTGGCCCTGTTGTAGATGAGATGTCTTGAGTGGTCCCCACGTCCGTCAGAAATTCTACCGGCAATACTTCGTATTCAAAGCCGAGAGGTTGGTCATCAACGTGCTCAACAAACGACTTGATGTGGAAGATTTTGTCCGCTCCGCCCTGTGTGGTACAAGCGAAGAAGATTTGGTCCGCGTCCAGGTAAGCGTCTCGGACATCTTGCCCAACCAGCATCCACCGAACCCCGTCGTGGGATGAATAGAAGTAGATGTTGACGTTGTCGTCAACTGCCTTGAACCAGTACCGGGTGAGGTAGGCATCGTATCCGTTATGCCCAGAGCCGACGTTTGTTCCGCCACTGTTAGGAGTGGCCAGTCTCTCCGCCACGACCTCTCCGCCCTGAACGCCGTAGATCATTTCGAGTTCGCCAGTCACGCTGTCGCGGAAACCAAGCCCCATAGCGCTTCCAGAAGCTGAGATCGTCATGAACGGGCCGAACTCAAAGCAGGCTGTGACCGCGAACGGAGGAGTAGGCATGGTTTTGTACATAACCTTCCAGCCGCCAGTAGTCTCGTTGACTGTCATGGTCATGCCGCCACCTGGGTCATCGGTGATAGAAGACGTACCCATGGACTCCCAAGTGAAATCAGAAGATGTCAAGGTGTTGCCGTCGAGGTCAAGCAGACGGAAAGGCTTTCGGTAAGTGACATGCCCCAGACTGTCGAGGTCGAGACCCATCGCGTCGTTGGCGTAAGTCTGGATTGCTCCTGAAGTCAAAATCGCAGTCACTGCATCAGTGTTCGAGTGGGCAGCAGCGGTAGTGCCGTCTTGAGCCCGGACGATTGTCAGGACATTAGTGGCACGTGCCGTCACCAACATCACTTCACTGTTGATCAGGATTCGGAACTCGCCCGTTGCAGGGAACACCGAACCATCAGCAACAGTAGCTGACGTGGCTGAGTCTGTGATGCCTCCATCGAGTGTTGAGGCCCCGTTGTTTACAAATTGTTCTCTTGTCATTTATACTTCTTCCCACGATCTGATATTGACTTCGTGACGGGGTCCATGAGGGAGTGTGGTTCCCATGGCCCGTTCGGCGATTTGGAAACCTACTTGGTCAGGCCCTCCGGCCATGAAGGCTGTGCGGCCTTCGGTCCCAAGTTCGAAGAAGTTCAGCCCGTCGTACGAACCTCTCCAGAATAGGTCTGTGTTGTCGTCTTCGATTTGCATCCAGAAGAACGGCGAATGAGCTTCAGGAGCCAGCGAGCCGCTGACTGCCGCGCTGAAAGAAGTCGGAGAGTTCCATCTGTTGACACCCCAAGTGGCCGATAGGTTGCAGGCGACATTGATGAACTCCCCGGTGCTGTTCTCGCGGACAAGAAGGCCAGCAGTCGTTGCGTTGGCACCCCACTTCATTCCGGGTCCGACCTGGAAGCAAGCTGTGACCGTGTAAGGAGGGGTAGGAGCAGCCTTGTAGACCACGTTCAGTGTCGCGCCGCTGGTATCTGTTTCCTCTGAGATCAGAGAGATGGTTCCGTCTGGGTTGTTTTCCAAGAAGCTTGACGCTTGATTGTCAAATGACCAATCAGCTGCAGTCAGAGTGTTTCCGTCGATGTCGCGTAGACGGGAGTCTCTTGTGCGGCTAGTGTAGCCAACTGCGTGATTGAAATACGTTTCGAGACCGGTAGCCGTGATGACTGGCTCGATGGTATCGGCGTCAGAGTGGGATGCAGCGGTAGTACCGTCGACTCCACGTACGACCGTGAGGACGTTGGCTGCGCGAGATGTAACCTGCACGACTTCGCTGCCGACCCTTAGACGGTAATCGCCTTCGGTTGGCCAAGAAGCTGCGTTGTTTACAGTGATAGAGGTGACGGTGTCATTGATGGCACCGTTCAGCGTCGTTGCGACGTGATTGACAATTCGTTCGTATCGTGCCATGGATGTACCTGTGAAGAAAATCCGGGGAGCCCCGCTTTGCAGAAGGGCTACCCCAGACCGAGAGGGAACGGTTTAGCCAGAAACGGTGTACGTCACTTTGAGCGTGTCGCCGTTGTTGACTGTGACATCAGTTGAGAATGGAGCTGTGCTCCACAGAGTACCAGTGCTTCCAGAAGAAGTACTTTGGATGAAGATTCCGTGGATGTTCTCCGTTGTCGTGAACGCGAAGTCCAGAGTCGTCGAGTTCGAGATCGACCGAGTGGCTGCGGCTGCGAGAGCACCAGTCCAGCTAAGTCGAGTTCCACCACCTGTCCACGCGGTGTTCTCCGTCCAAGTGTGGGTAGCAGCCGTGTCCGAGTTGGACAACGAAGCCCCGGAGGTATTGATCAGACCCATGTACCAAATCGGAATCTGGGTCTGGTTGCGGAAGAACACGTCAAGCAACGAGTTCATTCCTTGGTCGACGATGTCGTTGTAAGCGTAAGCAGTCTGGACGACTTCGCCGTCTCGTACTACTTGTGCTTTGATTGGGTTGCAGAACGCCATCTTCACGATCTTGCGAATGATAGGTGTTACCACCTTCGCCCGATACGCGCCATAGAGTTCGTGCTTCATCTCGGGCCATGATTCGAACCCGCTCAGTGTCTTAAACATTGGGTTTTCTCCTAAGAGTTAAAGGGAAGAAGTGCGAGTTCGAAGTTCGCGCTTCAAGTCACGTGCGATAGAACGTCCTTGGACAGCACCTGTGTCCGAAGAATTGATGTTAACGTTGATATCGCCTACGTTCGTTACGGCTCCACCAGTCTCCCTGAATTGTGGAGTTTGGTTCGCGTTCATTGCGGTCAACTCTGATCGGAACTTCCGAGTCGAGTTGGCGTTCATGACGAACTCTCCAGGAGCAGTGGACGTCAAGATTCTGTCTTGACCACGAGTGAAACCACCCGTTTGCCTGTGAATTTGTTTTCCGAAGAAAGCAGCTTGTGGAGCGCCTGCTCCGCCTCCGGCAGCAGCAGCGATTCGAGCTTCCTTAGCTACTGTTCTCCATGCCGCTGCGACGGCGTTGATCGATCCAATCTGGCTCTGAGCCGTTGGGCCAATCTTTGCTACTTCAGGAGCAACCTTTCCGGACGCGGTGACCAGATTGTTTGTTGCCTGTGTAGCGGTGTTGATCTTGGCAGTTGTGTCTCCCGCAGCTGCATCAATGATTCCTTTCTGAGCGTCCAGTCGTCCTTGCTGAAGTTGCAGAGCGTTCTTTCCAGCTTCGATAGCCTTCTTGGCTTGCTCGAAAGTTTGCTGGCTGATGTCGCCTGATTTCAACTGGCCTTCAGCTACGTTGAGAGCCGCGTCGAGTTGCGTCTTAGCGTTCGCCACACCGTCCTCCGTCAGAAGGTCAGTGTTCTTCAGGGCACCTGCGATGCTGTCGCGCAGCTTACGTTGAGCCGAGTCAGTCTCAAGTGACTGTCGGGCCACACCAGCCAACTTGGCTTCATAGTCCGCAGCCTTATCAGCCGCTCCGGTGAATGCGTCCTGCAGTCCGAACAATCCGGTCTCTCGTGTGAGGGCGGACGCAACTTCTGTCAGCTGCTTAGCCAACGCTGTGCTCAGGCTAGCCAGCTTAGCTTCCGCTTCCGCCGTACTGATCTTAGCTTCTTGCTGTTCCAGAGCTTGCTCGAACTGAACCTTCGCTTGGAACGGAGCACTATTGAGCACGTTCTGCAGGCTCGTCCGAATCTGTGCTTGCTGGGCCGCGAAGTCGACAGCAGCGGTGACAGCTTGGTCTCCGCCGGACCGTAGTTCGTCTCCAGCCCCTACTTTGTCAGCTAGGCCGCCCGTTGGGTCGCTCTTCGCAAGTGCGATGATTTCCTCCAAGACCTTCTTGGCATCTTGGAAATCAGCCTTGAGTTGTGCTGGTCCTTTGAGGTTGCCGAACTCGTCAACTGCTGATAGCAGGTTGATGTACTCGCCTTTGAGGTTGCCGACTTCTTTGGTCTGATCCTGGAGAGCCTTGATGGCTTCTTTGATCTTGCCTTTTTCTTCGTCGAGGAACTTCTTCTTCTCAGTGATGTTCTTCTTCTCGTCAGCAGCAATTTGCTTCAAGAATCGTCGCTTAGCTTCCGCGACCTGTCGGTCGTCGACCTGAGTCTCGGTAGCTGCAGCAGCGGCAGCGGCAGCGTCAAGCTGTCGTCGTGTCGTTGCTCGTGAGTCTAGGGCAGCTCGTTGCTTCTCAGTGTCCAATCCAGCCGCAGCAAATTCCTCGCGTGCGTCTCGACCAGTCTTCAGGGCTCGGTTAAGGAGAGCTTGTACTTTCGCTTGACCTGACAGTCGCTCAGTGCTCTTGGCAAAGTCGATGTCCGCGATCTCTTGCGTGATACTCTTTAGGCGACCAGCTGAAGCTGCGATCTCGCCCTCGGCATTCTTGATCGAGTCCTTGAGGTCTTTGATGACTGCCTTGCGAGAGTCGCCAAACGCCTCGATGACGCTGTTGAAGCTTTGGATAGATTGAGTGTTAGCTGCCTTCGCCGCAGCAACCTGCTTACCATACTCGGCAGTGATCTGTTTGGTGACGTCCTTGATAGCCTGCTTGATGATCTCGGCCTTCTCTTGCTCGATCTTGACTTGGTCTTCGGCAGCCTTCTGAGCCGTCTGAAGGTCTTTGATCCGAGCGTTCTTGAGAGTTTCGAACTCGGCGTTAACGCTCCTCAAAGCCAGAGCGGTAGTGAGAGCTGCGGCACCGATTGCGGCGATTAGTGGAGCGACAGGAAGTAGGATGCCCGAGATAGCCCCGACTGGTAGCAAAGCGGCCAGAGCGGCTGTAGCTGAGACTGCTACAAGACTGAGTGAAGCGGCTACGGCTGCCAGAGCGATTCCCAAAGTTTGTGCATCAGGAATGATCGTGTTGATTCCTTGGACAAACTTGGTGATGACAGGAACAACCGCGTCGCCCAGCTGCTCGACGGTGACCTTGAGTTCGTTGAATGCGATCTCAGCCTGTCGGGCATCGGTAGCGTTAATCTTGTCGAAGGCTTCTTGCGTTGCGTTGGCAGAGTCTTCTAGCTCCTTCAATACGTCGGCGAACACTTCCCCGCCGTCCGCTGCCAAGTTCAAGACACCGACACCAGCTCGAACTCGTCCGAACATCTTTTGTACTGTGGTTCCGTTCTTCTCGGCAAACTGAGTCATTTTAACTAGGAACTCGTTGAACCCACCAGCCGCCTTGATAGCAGACGGTCCGTCAGTCGCACCGAACGATGCGAATGCTTTGTTCATTTCCTCAGTAGGCTTCAAAACCTTCTGCAAGATACCTCGGACCTGTGTCATCGCGACGCTGGCAGTTGTACCGCGTCGTGTGATGGTAGCCAAAGCACCAGAGACTTCTTCGAAGCTGACTCCAGCTTCCTTAGCAAGCGGCGTGACAGTACCGAGAGAGTTAGCGATTTCAGATAGACGCAGACGTCCTTCCTCGACCGTCTTGAACAAGACGTCAGAGATGCGTGCCGCGTCAGAGGCCGCAAGACCGTATGAGTTGATGACCGACGATAGAACGTTGACCGAGTCGGCAGTAGACGACACTGTAGCGATAGCCAGCTTGTTCGCGTCATTCAAGAAGCCCATGTCGGCGGACGTCTGGATAACTTGGTTCGAGAACGCTTGGTACGCAGCTTCAGCCTGCTCTACTGTTGGCTTTCCAAATTCAACAGAGAGGGCTCGGATTTCGTTTGTGAGTGTGCTGAACGTTGTTCCGCCGGCAATGGTCTGGACTTCAGCGATGGACTGCTGGAACTCGCGAGAGGCGTCAGCGGCTTCGAACAGAAGGTCCTTGATGGCCGATAGGCCCTGGCGGGCTACGCCGAGAGTGGCGAAGGCTCCAATCATTCCTCTGATGGACTTAGTGGCCCCATCAGCTCCGGTCTGTGCAACTTGGAAGTTTCCGTTAAGGACGCCGAGCTGCTGGTTGGCAGCGGCGATGCTTCCGCCGGCAGTAGAGGTTCCTTGGGCGAACCCTCGGATCGTTTTGGTCGCAGCCGAACCGGCGGTAGAAGCACCGCTCAAGTTTCCACGGATGGAATCAAGCTGCTTTGATACATTCCCAAGGTTGGCATTGTTCAGATTGCGAAGCGAGATGTTCAACGACTCGACCGCAGTGGATAGCTCGCGCAGAGCCGACACACCTTGGGAAACATCGAAGCCTAGCTTTTGGGTAATTTCAGCCATTTAGAATTTTCTTGTCCGGAGGAAACGGAATGGGTCGGGTAGCCGCACTTTCAACATCTCTCTCTTAAACAACTCTTCTCCAGTCTTGGTGAAATTGAACGGGGTTTCAGTTCGCAGACCTTGTGGAGAGAAGATTCCATGGTCTGGATACTCTACGTGCATGGTCTCGTTAGCAATCAAGTATTGCAAGTTCGTCTCGTAGCTAAAGTGGAAAGTCGAACCAGTTAGTTCGAGGCCGCCACGACTGACGGATTGTCCAAGGGCACTTCGGTCCTTCTTAGCAATCAGCGGTTGCGATGGGATTATGAATCCGACCGCGTCCGCCAATGGCTTGAAGGTTCCGTGGGATGCTCGGGACCAAACAGGGACGGTCAAGATCGCGTTCTTGAGCCAAACGACTGCAAGACCTTTGATCTCTTCTTCCATCTCGGCTTCGAGGACCCTCTGCCACGACGAGGTGTCGAGGGAGATTGATCTCAAGTCGAACTGTTTTCTGATCCCGGCCATTTATTTCCTTGTTGGTTTTGGTTTCGGTGCGTCGCCGCCCGATTCCAGATAACATTGAAGCCGATGGTACTCGATCATCTTGGCTTGTGACCAAACGTCGAGGTCATCCCAGCAAACGTAGTTGGGGTGGTTGATGCCGGGAGGCATTATTCCCCATCGCTCGCAGGCTGCCCAGAAGGCGTAGTCGCTGGTTCGGTACTTGGGCCAGAGGATTTTTCCTGCGCCTCCACCAGCCCATGTAGAAAAACGTCCCGCGCCTCTTTCAGCTTGTTCTCGTCGAGCGAGTTAGCTTGCATGACACAGACGATGATCCGTTGGGTTTCAACGTCGCTGAGTCCAGCTTCTTTGAGTTCTTCGGTCCATCCGGTCCAAGTGCTTGGGTCATCGAGGGAAACTTTCTCCCACTCGATTTCAGAAGGCTCAAGGGATTTGATCGCCATGAAAGCAAATCGCTTCTCTCCGTACGTGTCCATTTCCTTTTTGAAGTTAGGGTCATCCGTCATTAGGATGTTGCCCTTGCCCTTCACCCAAGCTCGTGGAGCCTGTGGTTGTGGAACGTAACGGTCGAAGTCTTCCATTGAAAGAACAGCCCGAGCCGTGATGATGATGTCGCTGCCATTTGCTCGCGGAAGTACTAGGACTTCCTCGGATGGCTTGTCGATAAGTTGGCCGCCAATGCGTAGTGCCATGATAGAATACCCTCTCACAGGTAGGAGAAAAGAAATCTCCCGGCCCCGAAGGGCCGAGAGAAAGGTCAGAATTAGGTGATGTCGATTGGGTTTGTCACAGGACAATCCAATGACGCCAGTCGAGTCGCAACCGCGTCCGTTACGTTGCATCGTCCTGATACAGCGATGGTCGCTTCTTGCAGATCGTACTCCAAAGTCTCGTACCGGAAGTCACCAAAGACGAGCTTTTCGTCTTGATCAGTTCCGCACGGAACGCAGTGCCGAAGCTCTACGTCAATGGCGTAAGGAGCACATTGGTCCGAGTCACTTGAGACCCACTCTGCCGCGTCGCCAAGCTGTTTTAGAGCGTCAACAGGCGTTACGACTTTGTTGGTCTGCTGTGTCACGTACACATACGTGAACTCAAGGTTGAGTTCAAGAGGTTGCTCGTCGCCGTTCCGGACGGTGTCCAGAATGCCACGGTCACGGTCGTAGATTCGTTCTACTGTTTCCGTGAAGGTCAAGTTTCCGTCACCGACCTGAATGTACAGAAGCTGCGGTGCGAAAGTGATTACAGCGGTGTCGGCGATAACGCCATCCAGTGCTGGGGTGAACAAAATGTTCGTGGTCGTCCCGGAGTTCGGGTCGCGGTCGGTCACGGTGTGGACGTTGGCAGTTGCCTCACCCGCCACGGTGAACGTAGCTCCAACAGGAATCTGGTCTGCGACTGTGGTGTTCAAAGCCACCGACAGAACATCCATGTCTGTGTCACCGTCGATGGTGACAAGGTTGTTCGCCGCTGTGCCGGCCAAACCGTCTCGCAGATAGATAGGAGCGTTCTTTAGCTCAATTCGTGCCATAGGTTAATTCCTCTTAGGCGATTGGGTTGGTTACAGGACAGTCAAGACTTGCGAGTCGCGTAGCGACAGCGTCAGTCACGTTACATCGACCTGAGACAGCGATAGTCGCTTCTTGCAGATCGTACTCAAGTGTCTCGTAGCGGAAGTCGCCGAACACGAGCTTTTCGTCTTCGTCAGTTCCACAAGGGACACAGTGTCGGAGTTCGACATCGACAGCGTACGGAGCACACTGATCGGCGTCGCTCGAAACCCACTCTGCCGCGTCACCGAGTTGCTTCAAGGCGTCGACCGGAGTCACGACCTTTCCGCTTTGGGCAGTCACGTAGACGTAGGTGAACTCAAGATTGAGTTCCAAGGGCTGCTCGTCACCATTTCGGACAGTGTCCAAAATACCTCGGTCGCGATCATAGATACGCTCGACGGTCTCAGTGAAGGTCAGGTTGCCGTCACCAACCTGAATGTACAGGAGGTGTGGTTGGAAAGTAATGACCGCGTCATCGAGATACGTACCCGCTCCGAGAGCCGGTGAGAACACGATGTTCGTGGTCGGTCCGGAACTCGCTGGAGTCCGAGCCGTTACGACGTGGGTTTGGGTTGCGTCTGTTTCGCCGACCACTGTGAACAAAGCCCCTACAGGGATCAAGTCAGTATCAGTGGTGTTGAGCACGGTTGTGTCAACCGTCAGATCAGTATCAGTAGCGGCTGGAGAAGCCTCATTGATCGCGGAAGTACCAGACAACCCATCACGCAAGTAGATTGGGGCATTCTTCAATTCGATTCGTGCCATTGGATGGTTTACCTCATAGGAAATTTGTTAGCTAACAACGTCACCTAGCTTGTGATTCGTCCAGCTGTGAACAGGACTTCGTCTGGGTTACTAGTGACCCGGCTTAGCTCCAAGGGAGCCATGTATCAAGTACGGCCACAACAGTGGCCTGCTGGACGGGGACGTTCCCGTCAGTGAATCCGTAACGGTCGACTCGGATCAGTTCTCGTTTCGACACCTTTGGAGTCAAGCAGCCGATTAGGCTGTCGTCGTCGCCGACTCCCGAGCCCTTCTTTCGAATCTCGATAGGCTTCCGGAGAGCGTCTTTGTAAACGCCCAACCATCGGTCGAGTGAGAACATGTCTTTCACTTTGTCCTGTCGGAAAGTCATCATGAAACTCAAAGGAACTTCAACTGACAGCCAGCCTCCGCCAGAGGTGTCTTTTTCGTACGGCCCTTGAATCCTCATCTCAATGTGGTCTTGGTTCTCGTCTGAGTTCAGAGAGTAGCCAGTGACACTGATGGGTGGAATCGGTGTGGGCAGAGTTGGATTCACTGTGTTGACAAAGAAGTCAGTCAGTGACGCGACGAACCAGCGTGTGGTATTCTCGTCAGATTGATTTTGGATGGGGGTGGTCATTCAACGCTCACATTCACAACATGGTTCAGTCGAAGTTGAAGGGTGTGCGACACGTTCTCTTTGAGGACCCGTTGAGGAGTCACGCCTTGGACTCTCACGCCCGTGACCAGCCAACCTGATCCGAAGTGAAGCTCTTCGAAACTTGCGACGTCGTAGCGATGAAGAGTTCCAGTAAAAGGGTCGTCAACGATGATCCAGTCCGACAAGTCCCATTCGTACGTGTTCGGTAGGCCGCGTCGTTCCTCGAAGTCGAAGATGAAGTTCCGCTTGCCGGTCCCGTAGTAGCCGCCCATCATGAACGGCTTGTTTGCTGAGATCAGAGAGATGCTTTGTACGATCTCGCTGTTGACCTTCACAGGAAGAACGATGCAGTTATCAACCTCAATGCAATTATCAACACTGCTCCTAGTTCCGGCGGACCAGTTAACACTCTCGCTCACCGACTTATAGACTTGCACAGGGCTGCCGTGTTGCTTCTTCAGCGAGCCAAGTACTTGCCGTACGAATTTCTTTGGGTTAGCGCGTGCCATTGTTTTCCTTAGAGGATGATCCAGCCAGAGCCGGTTGAGAATATGGTCAATGCTTCCCACTGGCTGAGGTTTGCGGTAGACAAATTGTCTATCATCTCGACTCCATCTGGGTCAATAGTAAGCGTCCCAACTCCGATGTTTTTAATTTCCAATCGCTTGCGACCAAAGCTGGCTGCGGCAATCAGGGTCAGTGTTAACGGTGTGGCTTTGTCGGCGATAATTACTTGATCGACTGCCAAGCTGGTGAAGTCGTCGAAGATAGTTCTGGCAACTGATGGACCAGAGTCCATCGGGCTTGAGTTCTGTTGAACGACGCCCTCATTGATGACCAAGGGAATAGCAGGAGGAGTCGGTTCTGAGATGAAGGACGCAACATGTGCGATGGTCATCACGTGGCTCAAAGCCAGCGAGACCTCCACCTGAATCGTTTGCCCCATGCTGATGGTGCTTGACACTGCCTCGGATACCGTGGACAATGTCAATTCGCCGGCCACCATCTCATTGGCGAGCGTCGACTCAGCTGTTGCTAGTTTACTGGTGATGGCCATTACAGTAGGATCGGCTCCGCGATTTCAATGTCAAGCTCAGTTGTAGAGGCCGCTCGGGCCACAGCAACAACGTGCTCTCCAATGACGGACGTCGGAGTCGAGGTCAACAGACCAGCTGTTGAGTCCA